CAATAGCACTCATCAACGATGTTATTGCAGGAGTAAGAATGGTCGATGAGACCGCTGAAGAAAGACAATCATGTGTAGATAGAAATGTCGAGCATCTTGTCTTAATGAAAGCAAAAGACGATTGGGGTAACGAAAGTATGGTAGACGCAGATAACGCTATCACTACAGGCAACGGTTACACAGCGGGTTAATAACAGATAGAGTACCCTAAGTGAGCGATACCGCCAAACGTAACTTATTTAACGAGTTGCAAGAAGCTTTTAAAGCACTTACCGAGAGGAAACTAAAAGGATCACATGGAACTTATAAACTGGATAACAGCTAACTGGATGATCTTGCTTGGGGCTGGCGTCAGTATCGCTTATATAATAGTGACAGTGACCCCCACTAAAAAAGATGATACGGTCTTTTGGAAGTATTACTCCAAGCTGAAGGCCGTATTGCCCACGCTGCCTAACTTTAAGAAAGACGACTAAACCCCTAATGAGTGAAAGGATCAAATGCCGCTTACTAAGTTACAGTTACGCCCCGGAGTAAATCGAGAAACTACTTCGTACACAAATGAAGGGGGTTGGTACGACGGGGACAAGATAAGGTTCCGCTTTGGTACGCCTGAAAAAATAGGCGGATGGCAAAAGTTGTCCGAAGCCAGCTTTTTAGGCACCTCCCGAGCGCTTCATGCGTTCGTTGCGTTAAACGGCGACCGCTTTCTAGGTAATGGCACAAACCTAAAGTATTATATCGAAGAAGGTGGGGGCTATAATGACATTACGCCTTTACGACTCACTACATCTGCGGGAGACGTCACGTTTGCCGCGACCAACGGCTCTTCTACTATCACTGTTACGGACACGAACCACGGGGCTAATGCCAACGATTTCGTGACTTTCTCCGGTGCAGCCTCGCTGGGCGGCACTATTACAGCGGTGGTCCTAAACCAAGAATATCAGATTGCAACGGTTACCAGTACGTCCGTTTTCACGGTAGTTGCCCGGGCCGTGGCCACTTTAAACGACATCACCGTTGACGGCCAATATACACCTACGCCTGTTGTAGCTAACGCTTCCGACACGGGGAACGGCGGAGCGTCGGTCGTGGGCAACTACCAAGTTCAAACAGGATTAGACACCACTGTGTCTGGTACAGGTTGGGGTGCGGGAGCTTATTCTCGCGGCACGTGGGGATCGGGCTCTAGTCTTACGGCGGTTGGCGACATCCTGCGAATCTGGACCCACGACAACTTTGGAGAAGATTTAATCCTTAACGTCCGCGATGGTGGTATCTACTATTGGGACAAATCAACAAGCTCGGCTCCTTTTGAGCGGGCCGTGGCGCTTTCTGAATTAGCGGGTGCTGACTCCGCTACGCCCACGATAGCCAAGCAAGTTTTAATTTCAGACCGCGACAGTCACGTTCTGGTGTTTGGGTGCGATGCGCAGGACAATATTGGCGTACAAGACCCACTTTTGATCCGTTTTTCCGACCAAGGAAACCCTCTAATATGGTCGTCGCAAGCCACTAATACTGCTGGCGATTTGCGTATTGGTACTGGTTCCGAAATTATTACAGCGGTTGAAACGCGTCAGCAAATCATAGTGTTCACCGACAGGTCGCTACATGCTATGCAGTATTTAGGTCCACCCTTTACCTTCGGTATTAGTATGCTGGCGGAAAACATCACTATAGCAAGTCCGCTTTCAGCGATTGCGGTAGATGACATGGTGTTTTGGATGGGTATAGAAGAGTTTTACGTTTATTCAGGGCAGGTACAGAAGTTACCTTGTTCTGTCCGCTCGTATGTGTTTAATGATTTTAATTATTCTCAAACAGAAAAAGTGGCTGCGGGCGTTAACTCTAGCTTCTCCGAAATATGGTGGTTTTATCCTTCGGCAACTTCAGAATCGATTGACCGCTATGTTATTTATAACTACCAAGAAAAGGCATGGTACTACGGCACCTTGACCCGCTCGGTGTGGATAGATCGGGGAATAGCCCCGTATCCTATTGCGGCGGCTCTGGATGGGTATCTGTATTACCAAGAAATGGGTTCGGATGATGGCAGTAACAATCCGCCTTCGGGCATAGCGGCTTATATTGAAAGCAGTCAAATGTCTATTGGTGCGGGGGATGGTTTTGCTTTCTTAACGAGGCTTATACCAGACGTTACTTTTGAGGGGTCTAGTTCCCCTTCACCCGCCGTTTTAATGACGCTTGAAACTAGAAACTTCCCCGGTGCGGCATATACTGGCACAAAGAGTAGTACGGTTACGCGCTCCGCAACGGTGCCTGTAGAGCAGTTTACTGAGCAGGTATTTGTTCGGCTACGAGGCCGTTCTTTTGCCTTTACGATTAATTCGTCAGACACGGGCGTGGAATGGCGGTTGGGCACACCTCGTGTTGACATTAGGCAGGACGGTCGTCGATGAGTCGAGGTCTAGTATTACCTTTATTTCCAAACCCTCCTGCGGATTATGAGCAGATGTATCAAACGGAGGTTATGCGGGCTTTTTCAGTATTTTTGCAACAAGTCAGTAATCCGGGTCCTTGGCAAGCGTCTGCACTAACACTGCCAAACCTGCAAACAGACAACTATAACCTTCCATTAGGTGGAATATTTCAATATGGCGACGAATTGCGTATTACAGTAGCAAACATGCCTTACCTAAGAGGATCACAAGCAACAGGAGCCGTGGGTCAAGCTACGGTAACAATATCATGAGTAAACCTACTGTTTTAACCATGCCTGACGGCAGTAAATGGAGTCCTTCTACAAGCCTCGACGCGATTTATTGTGTTACGTGTAGTAACGCGGTCGATACGCCGGATGAAATTGCTTCTTATCCCGATGGAAATTGCCCTCAATGCGGTTCTTCATGGACGGGAGACGAGAAGAGAAGTACAATAATACAAGTTACTATGCCTACAAGCATAACAGGCGGAGCAGGATAATGGCGTCGAAAGCAGAACTGATTAAAGATATTGAAGAACTTGAGGAAGTCGAAGAGCTGGAACCTGTCGAAAAGATAGAGCTTCCTGCGGGCGGCATAGCAGATTTTATCCCGGACGACGACGATGAAGATGACGACGCTGATTTTGAAGCGGGCGAAGCCGTTGGTATTGCACAATTCCCCGAGCTTGCCAAAAAAATGGCTGCTTACGGTCGGAACGAAGATAAGTTTCTGGCACACGTTGCCGCAGGTGAATTGATTATACCTTATCAATACCTTGAAGACGATGTAATAAGACAACGCATTTATGACATCTTGACAGAAGCCGGTGTGGATGACCCCGAGGCTTATGTTGTAGGGTCTGATGCAAACGATCTTAACCCTACCACCGGATTACCGGAGTTTTTTCTTAAGAAAGCTTTTAAAAAGATTGGTAAAGTATTTAAAAAAGCCCTTCCAATTATCATAACAGTGGGTTTAACCTCTATGGGCGTTCCTCCTATATATGCCGCTGGACTTAGTTCAGGCATTGGAGCGCTTGCTACCGGTGGGGATATAGAGGATGCCTTAAAGGCGGGCGTAACCGGAGCGGCAACAGCCGGAATAATGGCCGGAGCCACGGGTGCCGTTATGGGTGATGGATTTTCCGCTGGTGTTAAACAGGGTTTTGCCGACCAAAGCGTTCCATTAAGGAGTTCTTTAGGCTTTGATAATCCTTCAACCAGTGTTGATACGTCAAACATTATTAACAGCCCCTCTATAAACGAAATGGCGGGGGTCAATACTACGGATGTTGTACTGTCTGATTTAAGCCCTAATCCGAACTATGTCCCCGAGATAAAAGGGGGCAACTTCAATATGGACGACACTTGGACCAAGACTAAAAACTTTTTGACGCAAGGTAACCTTACCGACGCGCAGATGGCCGAGCGACAAATAACCGCAGGACAGACCGCTTACGACGCTGCTATAAAAGCAAAGCAAAGTGTGGAAATGGCACAAAAAGCCTCCGCTACGGCGTATGCAAACGCAGGAGCCTCAGTCCTTGAAACCTATGGTCCGTCTGCGGCACTTGCAGGTACTGCGATGTACTTTGGTGGTGCTTTCGATACACCCGAGCAAGAAAAGCCCGAAGATTTACCCACAGGTTCAGACCTGATTGCGGGTAATCCGGGTAAATATTTATTACATAACATAGGCGACCGTCAGTTAGACCTTGAAACAGGCGAATATGTAACGGCAGACCCTTTGCCTCCAACTTATACTGCTGACCCCGTACCCATGCAACAACCTATACCCAATTCGGGCTACGCTCCGCAATACGACGCTAATGGCGAGCTAATCCCGGTTACCGATCCGCGCTATAATCCTTTTACTAACCCCGTCCAGACCGCTGCCGCAGGCGGGCCTGTTTTTCCCCGCCGTAATGGTGGGATTGCTCCGGAAGAGGGTGTTCAAGGAGAAGACAGTGTTAGGGCGATGTTAATGCCCGGCGAGTTTGTCATGACCACCGACGCCGTTCGAGGACTAGGTGAAGGAAACCTTAATAACGGAATTAAAAACATGTACGCTGTTATGAGAGACTTAGAAAGTCGCGGAAGGGGTGCAGCATAATGGCTACCACAACTACCACGCAGATTGTCCGCGAAGCGGCAGAAATTGAAGCTATTAAGGTAGGACTTTTACAGTCCGCCAAAGCCCTCGCCGATCAAGGTATTACAATACCCCCGCAGATGGTTGCGCAAATGTCGGGGCTTCAGATAAAAGCCACGGAACTTGCCGAAGCAGGAATTGGCGGATACCAACCTTATCTACAAGAAGCCGGTTACACGTTAGGTGACGCCGCAGCCACGTTGGGCAGTACGATGTCCGACGCTGACGCTTACAAAAATCAAGCGTTAGGCCTTATGACGGAATCTGCGGGTAATGTCCCCGGTCAGTTGTCCACTGCTCAAGCGGGTATGCAGAGTGCTATTAATTATGGGGAGGGCGCTACTCAATCGGCCATCGATAAATCACAACAAGCGGTCAATACCGCCGGACAAACGGGGGTTGGTACGACGCTAGGCCAATCTTTATCCGGCGCGACTGACGCAGCACGAGCTAGTACGTCTAACGCGGGTATTGCAGCGTTAGAATCTGCGCGTCAATCCCAAATTGGAGGAGATAGCGCGGTCCAAGGCGCTCGGAACATCACCAGCACTGCCGCTCAAGCTTTACAACAAGCGGGAGCGTTTGGCACGGATACTGCTAGGCAAGGCATTGCTGGACTAGCCGAAACTACTGGCGCTTATGATCCTGCAAGTGCAGGGGCATATATGAATGAATATGAAGATGCCGCAGTGCAGCAAGCGCTTGCGGACATTCGACGCTCTGGAGATATCCAGCAACAAGCAATTGGCGCTCAAGCAGTTGGCGCAGGCGCTTTTGGCGGATCACGCCAAGCAGTAGCGGAATCTGAACTAGGTCGAAACATTCTTGAACAACAAGGTCGTACTGCGGCGGGAATGCGCCAGCAAGGTTTTGAAAGCGCAGCTCAACGCTCTCAACAGGGTTTTGAGTCTCAGCAAGGTCGAGCACAGCAGGCGGCACAGCTTACAGGTGCTCTGGGTTCCCAAGGTGCTCAATCGGGTATATCTGCTGCACAATCAGCAGGTCAATTAGGCTTATCCGCAGAACAACTTGCCGCGCAGACTGCGCAACAGGGGGGTCAGTTAGGCGTAACGGCGGCTCAAACGTCAGGTCAGTTGGGTCTTTCGGGAGAACAGTTAGCCTCCGCGAATGCACAGGCTTTGGCACAGACAGGTATGAGTTTGCAACAACTTTCAGCCTCTACAGGTATGAGTGCGGCACAGTTAATCGGTCAACTAGGACAATCACAAGCCCAAATGGGTATGCAAGGAGCGCAGCAATCAGGTCAAATGGGGCTGCAAGCTCAAGAGTTATCGAGTAAGATAGGGCAAGGTATTGGCGGTCTCGGAACAGATTACGGACAGCTAAACATTGCTCAAGCGGGGGCTCAAAGTGAACTAGGTGTTCGTCAAGCGGCTCTGGGTGAACTAGGACAAAGTCTACAGCAGCAAGAGACAGGGTTCTTGTTTGATGTTGGTAAGCAGCAGCAAGCACAACAACAAGCGGTACTGGAAGCGACGCGTCAGAACGAACTGGCTCAAAAATACGAGCCCTACCAGCGCGTTGGTTTTCTGTCCGATATATACAAGGGTGCTCCGACCAGTCAGCAGACGCTTACGTCTGCCACAGCACCTAATGTTTCACCTGCCCAACAACTACTTGGTTTGGGCGTAGCCGGACTGTCCGCATCAGCCGGTGCTAAAAAAGCGGGGTTATTTTAATGAATAGAGAAGTAATGGGGCGTAAAATGTTTGCTCACGGGGGCACCGTCTTCCCGATGCAAGAAGGGGGTATGGCTCCGCCTCCTATGGCTCCGCCTCCTATGGCTCCGCCTCCTATGGCTCCGCCTCCTATGGCTCCGCCTCCTATGGCTCCGCCTCCTATGGCTCCGCCTATGGCCGGAATGCAACCAGAATTAGACCCTGCCATTTTAGAGCAAATGCTCGGTAGTGCTTCTCAACAAATGAATACCATCGACAACGCTGCCGACGCCACAACCATGATTAATGGTATGCGAGGCGACGAACTTCCTCTGGAAGCGCGGTACGCGGAACTCGCATTAATTGTCGGCCCTGAAGACGCCAATGCTACACCTGAATCGGTTCTTACTTTGATACAGCCTGTCCTGCAAATTGCGGCGGTTGACCAAGGAATTGGCGGATTAGCGGAACAACAAATGATGACCCCGATTGAGGGTCCGATGGCAGAGGGAATTATGTCTACGGTCAATATCGGTGCCCCGGAGGGTCCCGACTCTGTAAATTTTAACCAAGGAGGTGCCGTTCAGTACATGCAGGCGGGTGGCCCTCCAGTACCCAACATAGCGGGACGTCAAGGAGAGATTTTTAGAGAGCAGCAGTCTTTATACCAGTCTTTACTTAACCCTGCGGACGAAGCAGCGGATTTAGAAGAACAAAAGAATTTAACACAGGCGCAAATGTTATTTGATGTCGCTCAAGGGGCTTTAGCGTTTGCTTCGCCCGGTGATCGTCAAATGAGCCCTGCGGAGCGTTTGGCTCAATCCTTTACGCCTGTTCTAGGAAACATTGGAGCAAGAGCTGGGGAGCTTGGTAAGTTCAAGCAGGCCCAAAAAGCTCAGACAAAACAGATGGACATGGCGGCCTTACAGGCGGCAGGGTCCTTGTACGGCGCTGAAAGAGGTGCCGCGCTTACTGCAGAAAACAAAGATATGGGTGAAGTTTTTCAGATCACGGTTACAGGTGCAGACGGCACAAAGACCACGACCACGGGACCTGCGACGCGTAAGAGTTATGCTGATTTGCAGCAGCTACATGGTGCCGGAAACGTGAACATCATGGCGATTGCCAAGCCTACTAACGTTAGTCAGAAGGCCGAAAACCTTATGATTAATGGTGGTTTCGTTGCTGCTGTGCCGGGAACGCCGGGTTACAACGCTCTAATTGCAAAGGGTGCTCTGAGCATGGGCGACGTACCTACTTCCGCTATCACCAGCCGGAAGCAATACACCATCCCAACCGATTTAACGATTGGGGATAAAACGTATGCGGCGGGAACGTCTCCTTTCTTTAGTGAGTTTGAAGCTGCTCAGATTTTTGCCAGCTTTGGTAATGACGCTTTGTCTGAATACGTTAAACCGCTAACCGACAAAGATTACTTGACCGCATACAATATGACTAAGGCCCAGTTTGATGCGTTATCAACGCGCAACCAGCAGTATATACAGGGTCTCCCTGTTCTGACGGAAAAAGATTACTTCGGTAAGTTCGGCATGCTCAAGAACGATTTCTTGGGCCTATCGCCAATCTCACGTCAAAGATTACTTGGCATTGAGACGGAATACGAGTTTAAGCAGATCAACAATGGCGATAAGATTGATGTCGTTCGTATTGATAAGAACGATCCAAGCGCTGCCCCTGTTAGTATCTACAGCACGGATATCCTGCAAGACCCTGAGTTATTCAAATTTACTATGCCTAATGCTAATGGTGTTTCGGTGGCAACCATTGTTGACCTCACTACTGATTCGGGAAAACGGGCACTGGCCAAAGTTAACGAGCTTAACAAAGCGACTCCCGGCTCTGCTGTTATGCAGAAACTGGGTACGGAAAGTTTTGTGTCGAAAACCTTCTTGATTCCGGATTCTACCGAAGGTGGTGGCGCAGAAGTGCGTATGTCCTTCGACGGTGGTCAAACTTATATTGGATCGGATGGCCTTCCAAGACAGCTTCCACCTAATGCGTTTGAGCTTAGTAACACTATTTCTAACGATGTTTACCGTAAGGAAAAGGTACGTTCTTCAGCTAAAGATTGGTTGGAACAGAACGACCAAGGTGTTGTTGGCGGAATGACTACGCCACAGGGAAGCGGAATTTCGCAACCCTCGAATAACGCAGACAAAGCCCTTGTAACAGACACTTTGCAGCAAGTTCGCAACGGTACAGGTTTCTGGTCAGGTTTTAACTCTGCCGTAAACGCCGTAGCGGGTGGCATAATTGCCCCTAAAACTTTCTCGGAAATGTACCGAGATACGGAAGAAGGTAGACAGTACGTTCAGATCATTCGCGTAATGGGTCGTTCCGCTCTAGCCTCGTCACCAAGATTTGCGGTTGCAGACTTGCAGGCTACGGAAGGATTGTTCCCGAGTGAAGAAAATCTGTTCCGTAACCCTGTCTCTGAAGCAAACAAGCTGTCCTTGTTAGTGGATGCGCTCAATAACGAGGAAATACGCCTGCAAACCCTTAGAGCGTCAGAAGTTCCACAAGACGCTACTGTTTTAGCGGTCGCGTCTCAAAAGCTTCAAGAAATTGCTCGCTTAAAAGAGCTTCTTGGTCCAGTATTGATTAAAGGTGGCGGCCAAGCCACAGCAAGAGCTGTTTCAGGTGCTCAAAACTTAATGCGCGGAAATTATCAAACCCAAAGAGCGCCCACAACGCCGTAGCGAGGAAAGTTAAATATGGCCGGAATAACATCAGTCCTCCCTGACGACACAGACATTGTAGCGCCGGACGATACCGTAGTTGTAGCGCCGGACGATACCGTAGCTCCCGCACCCGTTGCGGATGTAGCGGAAGCCCCCGGTGCTTTCCGACTAAGTTTTTCGCCTCAAGAGTTTTCGGACCTTTGGGCAACTTATACGGAAGCAGCTAATGCCCCGCAATCTACGTTTAAAACACCGGCACAAGGTTTTGCCTCAAGCTTGGTAGACACGCTGGTGTTTGATCCTTTTTACGAAGGTAAAATGGACTATAACTCCCTTCGTTTAGGAACTGCCCCTATTTTGCAAGAATTAGGGATTGATGGCGGGCTGTCTGACGCACAGATTATTGAAGTTTTTGCAGAAGACGAGGAAGGCGGCGATATTATTGCTGATCCCTCGTTTTTTGAAGGACTAAAAAGACGTAGTTTGGGCGCAGCAGGTGGTACAGGCGGTTTCTTTACCGGGATGAAGGCAGGTGCCGCTTTAGTTTCGGGAATTCCACCCCTAACCCCTTGGACCGCTGCCGCTAGATACGGTGTCCCTATAATCACAGGTGCCATCGGCTATCTTACAGGTAGTACAGCGGGTGACGAAGTTACCGAAGCCGTAATGGGCCGAGAGCCTATTGTAGTGCCGGGCCAAGGTTCTGCTGACTACAAGGCCGGTAAAGCGGCGGCTGATGCAATAAGTTTCACGATTACCCCGTGGATGGCTCCTGTAAGAGGAGCTAATTTGGGCGGACAAATTGCTATGAATAATATAAAAGTTCATGCACAAAAGTTTATGGGCCCTACACTACCGGGCTCTTTCAAAATACCCCTTTCTACTCGAGGTGTGACTAAAGTAGAAAGTATCATAGGTGATATGGGAACTTTAGCGCGAACAAACCCTTTCAAAACGGCTTTTATAGAAGGGACGGCGGCTAGTTTAAGTGTGAAAGGCACTGAAATAGCGGAAACTATTACTCCGGATAACCCTTGGGTCCGATTTGGGTTTGAAACAGTAGGCGGATTGTCTGGCGCGGTGGCGGCGGACCTTTCGGCAAATCGAGTACCCCCAGTTTTAAAATGGGGTGGGCGCGGTGTTTACAATATTTTTAATAAGTTGCGTGGTAGGGAAAATGTAGACGACATGCAGTTAAGATATGGCATCTCAGAAGAGGAGGTAAGGACTGCCGGAAACTTTATTACAGAGCAACTTGAGAAGAACGCGGAAAACCCTGCAGAAATACTAAGGATACTAAATGATCCCTCTTTTAACAAGTGGCTTGTTGACGAAAGTGGTAACCAAATAGAACTGGACCCTGCTACTAGGGCCGCAAGTATTACGTTATTGTCTTTACAGAACCAATTTATTGACGCGGCCCCCGGTGCTTTTAATGCAGATGCGGGCGCTAAGATGAAATCGTCGGTAGACGCTTTACGCCGCGCTTTGTTGGCGATGTACGCGGACGGTTCTAAAGAATCTCTTAGTGATGCTGCTTTAGTTCAGACTAGCTTATTTGAGGCTGTGTTAGATTCAAAATTGGCTATGGCTTTCCGTAATACCCAAGAAGCGATGCGTCAAGTAAGACCCCAAGGGGACGATGTTGACCTTCAAGCGGCGGAGAATATATTTACGTTGATAGGCGGACAATATACGGCAGGTCGCAATGAGGAACAACTTCTTTGGAGAAAAAGCGCACAGGATGTCGAAGTTACCTCTTTTATTAACGAGGATGGCGTAACACAAAGTACGCCTAATTTTATTTCTAAATGGAATGAACTTCTAGGTAACGAAACCCCTGAAATACGGGAGTCGATCATTAAAAAAGACGACTTAAGCATCTTAAATAGTTTTGTGATACGGAAGACAGAAGAGCTGGGGTTAGCCCCTGAAGTACCCCAAGCCCCTGAAGTACCCCAAGCCGCTAAAGAAATTATTGGCGTAAACGCTAATGACTTATTTAGAACCCGTGGTAGGGCTTTGGCTATGGCAAAAAGATTGAATGCAGCGGGTTTCAGCGAGGAAGCGCGGATAGCTAATGAAATGGCGGATGCCATGCTGGCTGATTTAAACAGCTTTGGCATTGGCTTAAATCAGGCATACGACACTGCGCGTAGCTATTCTAAAGCATTTAATGACGTTTTTACTCGGGCGTATGCAGGGGAAGTTTTAGGCACAAAGAAAAACGGAGCACCTAAAATACCTGTAGCAACTATGGCGTATACCCTGATGAAAGGCGATGCGGCATTTATGCGAACTGCGCAATTAGACGGTATAGCTAAATTCCAAGTAACTCAATCTTTAACCAATTTGTTGCGGTCAGATAACCCTGACTTTCCCGAACTAGCGGACATAGGCGAAACTTTACTAAAAGATTTTAACGCCAATGTTGACCCGCAATCTATGGTTTTGGACATGGTTTCGATGCGGGCATGGTATGGTAGAAACGAAGAGTTAATAAAGTCAGTCCCTAACCTGAACACTCGTATTAGTGCCGCAATGAACGGGTCTGTTCAATTGCGGAGTGCGGAAGAGACACTTTTGCGTACAATACGAGCTAATACGTTAAATCCAGATGGAACGCTAAATGTTGGCGCATTGTCCAATTGGAGAAATAACGTTAATAACGAAAGGTTGTTGGATGTATTTCCGTCTCTTAAAGCAGACTTGGACAATGTAGACAAAGCTGCAAATTTACTGACTCAAACAAAAAGAGACAATAAAGCTGCGGACGTAGCTGAAAGAAACGCCGTTGGTTTGTACGAGCTATTACCCAACAAAACCTCAAATGCCGCTACGGCGATTGCTTTAGCTATTTCAAGTGCTAACCCAAAACCGTTCAACGACATGAACCGACTAATGCGGTTGATTACAGATGTTGGGGAAGACGGTTTTAGTGTCAGTGCTAAAAACAGCCCAAACACTGGAAAAACGTGGACTCAAGCAGACCTTAAAGAAGGGATGCGAACTGCCATCTATGACACGGTGTTTAAAGCCGCAGCAGACGGTAAATCATTTAATTCTGCTGCCGCCTACAACAGGTTATTTGCAAAACACCCTAATGCGGACATTTCCATTGCAGAATGGATGCAGTCAAACGATCTTATAAGCGCAGACCAGCTCAAAGACACTCAGAAGTTCTTGCGTAAGATGGGTGAAATCCAAGCCTTTACCATGAATGCCAAACCGGGCCAATCGGACGCTTTTTACCAAGATATCGGCGAGGGTATTAAAATCGTTGCTGCTATGGGTGGTTCCGTTGCTGGTACAAACCTTCGCCAGTTGTTTGGTGGCGGTGGTTCTGGTGACCTTATTGCCTCGGGCCGTGGTGCGTCGCTTGGTCAAAGATTAGCCAACAAATACTTGGCCGTTTTACCTCAATCTTTACAAGCAAGTCGAGTAGCCACCATTTTACAAAACGAAACATTACTTAAACAGGTTCTTAAAGCAGGGCGGACTGATCGCGAGAAAAATGCACTGGTGGCGCAGTTAGAACAAATGTTTATAAACAACTATATAGTATCCCCTATTCGTAGAGGCGGCGGTGAAGTCATACAGACTTTAACCGACGAATACTCTAGGGATGTAAATGGTGAAGTAATTCCATCCGCCGACGTTCCCACAGCAAGCGGAGGGAATATCCCCACTACGGTTACACCTAGCGTTGCGCCGGTAACGGTAACTCCCATAAACTCTACGCCAGTTGTACCTAGTGGGGTTACCCCTATTCAAAACCCTAACACTTCGGTTAATCCATCACGGACAAGCGCCCAGACAACCCCGATTTCCTATTCAGGACCCGTTGACCGAGCTAGGTTTGCAGCTCTCTTTCCAGAAGATCGTGAATTATTAGGTATAGGTAGTTTGATGGGAAGTGCTCCGTAATGCCACTTTTTGCTCTATATAGCGGGCGTCTAAATATCTACACCGCAGACGAAACCGACCGTCGATGACGGTCTATTAAAGATGCCTACAAAAAAACCCGCAAAAGGCAAAGCAAAAGTTAAAGTAACTTCTTCCGGCAAAAAGGTTAGTTACGGACAAGCCGGAAAGGCTAAAGGCGGTGGTCCCAGAGTTCGTGCAGGTACCTCAAAAGGCGACAGCTACTGTGCAAGAAGCCTTGGCATAAAGAAAGGGCTGTCTAATAAGAAACAAAACGACCCAAACACTCCCAACAATTTGTCACGAAATCGTTGGAAATGTTCAGGCGCAAAGTCTAAAAAGTCGTAGTTACCTCAACCAGCTCTTAGTGTCTTCGCCTAGAACCTGACCCGCAACATCAATCTTGTTGCGTAGGGCTTCTAGTATTTTTTCGTCAATCGTTCCCGGCGAAACTAAATCAATATACGTTACCCTGTTCGTCTGACCAATCCGGTGCGCCCGGTCCTCGGACTGCAATCGTATCTCCAAGTCATAACTATTACTGTAATAGATGACCGTGTTAGCCTCAGTCAAAGTAATGCCATAACCGCCTGTCTTGGGCTGTCCCACAAAGAACCGCAACGGGTTTTTCGGGTCTTGGAAATCGTTAACAATCTCCTGACGTTCGTCTTGAGGTGTCTCCCCATAATAGGTTGCGACAGAATCTGGCCCGAAACGGTCGCGCAGGGTAGTTGCTATTTGTTGGAGGTCGTGTGTATACGTCGCCCAAATAATGGCTTTCCCCTGTAACTCTTCTACCACGTCCAAAAGCTCATTTAATCGGTTGTTCTTTATAAGCTGTATTGCACCATTGTCAGGCATTAAGTGACCGCAGCAAATCTGTTGAAGGCGCATGATCTGAGTTAACACGCTGGCCGTGGTCGCCAGTTCGCCACTCTCAAGCTTGGCCAACGCTAACTTTTTCATCTGCTGGTATAACTTTTCCTGTTCGGGAGTCAGTTCCACGTCGCGCCGAAGGTACACCTTGGGAGGCAGGTCTAAGCAGTCTACTTTTAGTACCCGGTTACTGAAGCTATCTAACTTTTCAGAAAGTTCGTCCAAACGACGGTAACCCATGATTTGTTGAAAACTGCGGTGCCCCATGGTCCGTTGCTGAATGTTGGCGTACCGAGCTTGAAACGCATAGTAAGAATTAAAGCCCAGCGACTTCTCTTCAAGAAACCCGCACTGACTAAATAAGTCCATTGGGCTTTTTGTAATGGGTGATCCTGTTAATATGCGGCGATACTTAGACCGTTTCCGTAAGGACATAATGCTCTTGGTCCTAGCGGCCTTGCGGTTCTTTATCGTCGTTGATTCGTCCACTATCACCATGTTGTCAGGGTTTTGATGAAGAAAAGCAGTGGCCGCGTCAGACCCCCTAACACTAGAAAAAGCTTCAACGTTTATGACAAAAATCTTTAAAAAGGGATCCTTATCAACAATAAAATCCAGAAGCTCTTCCTCGAAACGCTTAGTCTTAGCAGGGGTCCAGCGGCATATCTTGCGAGGGATGCGTTTAGGCAAATGGATAGGTATCTCACCCTTGATCCAGTTGTCATATACCCCTTTGGGCGCTATAATCAAAGCCGCTTTTAGTTTCCCCGCCTCATACAACACCGCCATCGTATCGATAGCAACCTTGGTTTTTCCCGTGCCCATTTCCATAAACAGCGCGTAGTATTCCGCAGACCACGAGTCTTCCAGCGCAACTCGTTGGTGGTCATAAGGCATAGTTTCGTAGTTATAGTCCTGCATAATTTTACTACTTTCTTGCTGTGTTAAATCCATAATATTACCCTTAAAATTGTCCTTGTTTTTGTTACAATTTAGGTTTGCCCGTCTCGGTGTATATTATAAAGAGACTCTAATTGAGTGCATTTCACCGCATTTGACGGGGCTTCGCTTATTACGAACCAAAATCAGTTCGGCATCTGGGCCAGCTCCATGCTTAAACTTTATTTATCTTTTTCTATATTAGTTGGTAAAGTGTTTTGATTGTGGCTGGCAAGGAATCGAACCTTAATATCATCTAAGTATTTACCAAATATCACAAGCCTGAATCGAACAGGAATACCGTCAAAATTTACCAAATACAACCACAATCAAAACACTCTAATTGAGTGCATTGCCTGTTTGATTTAAAGCCATTTCAACACCTCCTCAAGTTCTGGGGACTCCCACTCTTTCCAACTCATTTCTTGTTCTTCTTCACGTTCCATTTGTGCTTCCCTTAAATAGTTTGCTTTCCCACCGACACACCGCGTTAATATGCGTGTGGCGTGTAGTCGGTCTGACCATACCTATTTTTTCAATCCATCCTAGAGTTTGTAGAGAGCGTATCATTGCTCCCCAAACATTGTGGTGGTAGGGATCAGCCATCCCTTGGGCTCTGCAAAAGGCACAAATCTTACCGCCTTCAACAAAGTGGTGTTCTGAGAGATACTTAGCAGCGTTACGATAGTAACCAGCTTTCCAGTCGTCGTCTGCATGTACAAAGGCCCTGTCTATCTCAGCCTTTATAAATTCAAACCGCATTTGCGGGGTGTCTTTCTGCTTCATAAGTCATAACTCCTTGTGGCGTCTTCAGCGTCAACGATAAATAGGTTTTGTTTCGTTCGTGTTAAACCAACGTAAAACACTCTGTGCATATCATCCGGGTTAACCCTCATTTCGTTATCGGCGGCTGGACTAAGGTCAGTGAACAGCACAACGTTATCCGCCTCACCGCCTTTTGACCCGTGGATCGTGGAGGCTGTAATACGGGGTATGCCATTAAATTTCTCGCCCCGTCGCAATAGTGCCGTGATGTACGCTCGGTCCACTTCGGGCAGTTTGTCCATTGCTTCTGACCATATCATGGTCTTTTCCGCTTTCAACCCGTAGCTATCTATCAGGGTTCCCATGGTAACAAGGTCATGATCATTGATGCCGGTTAGCTTCTTATAGCCCCTTAACACTCGGGTGCCGGTAGACATAAAACTGTATATCTTACGTGCTACTTCCCCCGAGATTGCTTTGCCTTTGCGCAACTGCTCCCACCCATTAACCGCTTCAGATAGCTTCTCACTAATGCTCCTATGGCCACGGTAGTTGAACAGGTAACCACTTGACTTTAGCTCACCAGCCACCGGCTGTAGGTGATACCCGGCTTGAGCTAAGATGAGCCATGATCCTTCGGCCATGTCTAGTGCAGAGATGGTGTTGATCCGTGTGACGTTGCCTAATTCCTTTTTTGGCTCATAGCTCTTGGGGAATCGACGGGCGATACGGCGCACAACATTCTCGGCGAGGTTGTGGACCCGTTGAGGAACACGATAGGACTGAGACAAGGTTTCAGACCCACCGGGTAAGTTAATAAAGTGGTCCACGTCTGCGCCTGCCCACCGATAAATAGCTTGGTCATCGTCGCCTGCACAATACATTTTTTTAGAATGCCGGTCGATAGCGTGAGCTAGTTCCCATTGCAGTGGACTTAAATCTTGTGCCTCATCTAAGAAGCATAGATCAAAGTCAGGGCAAAAGTTATCGGCCCCTTTAACAAACTCCGCCAACATGTCCGTGAAGTCATAAAACCCCATGCTTTCTTTGTACTCTCGGAGACATTTATCAACATAGTTGACAGTGTTCCAATCGGGCTCAATATTGCTTTGGTTGTACTGCTCTCTTAACGGGACCTTTCTTAAACGGGCTAGGTTAATCAGCCCGAGTATAGGATCGTTACTGGCAACCATAGAGGGGATGTCATCATCAAAACTACCTGCTTTTGTCCCGCCGAGCGTGACACCTATTGACCGACTTAACTCTTTGAAGTGAGACTCTTGCATCACTTGCTCGGGTCTAATGTCTGTCATTGTTAGGGCTAGTGAGTGCAGTGTTCGGAAGTAGATCAGGTCTTTTTTAGGGTCCAGATTAAATCGAGCTGCGGCACGTTCTTCTGCTTCGTTGGCCGCTTTCCGTGTAAAGGCTAGGAAAGCAATGCGGTGCGGATGTGTACCCGCTTCTAAGGCTTCATCTACCATGTTCAACAACGTGGTGGTTTTACCTGTTCCCGGTGGTCCAAATATCCTAAACATCTGAAATCCTTTCGGCTGCTGTCATAAGTATGTCGGCCAAACCTACTGCCGAAATTTTACGGTCTTCCGTCTCCATGTCAGCTTCCATTGCAATACATTCCAACAATTCAGCAAGATGCTTATTACTCAAATCGTCTGGAATCAGGCCAAACCATGGTTTGTCTTTAAATTTGTGCATCCTTCCTTTTCTCCCTGCTATAAATCTGTTGGACTCTCTGCTTAGAGATGCCAAAGTATTTAGCGACTGCCGTCATCGTCATAAGATCATTGTCAATCATCTGAATGATCTCCGCATTACGGCGTTTGCTATATTCTTCAAAAGTTAACTCGACCATTAGAAAGGTGCTCCCTGCTGATTTCCGAACTTGGGTGTATCAATTTCAATGTCGGAAGAGTTAAATGACGGTATTTGCCAAACTCTAACGGCGCGGCCTTTAATCTTAAGCACTACGCTGGAGCCGTTTATATCACGTAGGCGTTGAGCAATCCGGTGTGATTTATATTCAAAAAACTTATTCTTTTTCAGGAAATTTTCAAAGTCTTTCAGCCTGAAGTAGGTGACCCCTTGCTCTTCGTCCGTCCAAGGTCGGCGCAACAGTATCTCTTCTTTGTCTTGGGCAACCTGTAGGTGCCTGCAAAATTCCTCAAGGTAGTCATAAAACTGACCGCTCGTGCTGGCATCAACGGCGACCTCGATGATGGCGCTTTCGTTCCCCTTCATTTCAGTAAGAAGGGCGCTGATACGACCTTCCCACTGTTGTTTGGCCACGGACTTCGGCATGAAGTTTAGCTGCTCCATACACGCTTTCTGGAAGGTCATTTGGTTCATTAAAGCATCTGTGTCCATTTCCAGCGGTTCGCCGTTCACGTCCATAAACCATACGGGCGGCGTAGAGTTATATTTACGGAGGTTAGCGATGGTTGCCCCTGCGATAGCCGAGCCAACGCCAAACTTACGTGTTCGGCAAAGGTCTTTGTTGCAGTGTGCATTAATGGGGGCATCATTGCATTTGTAGACGTAGTCTTTGCGCTCTACCTGCTTGGCCACCACGTTGACCTCACCTAGAGGTAGTGGAGGGGAGATATACTCCATGTTATAACGAAGTATCTCTGACTCCCAGCTATCGGGGAAGGCTTTCCGCAGGTAAACCCCGATATTGAACAGGCCGTTGTTCCGGCCCCCTTCGCTGATACCCTGTTTACAGAGTATTTGCAGGCAAGGTGGGCCGTCCTGAAGCAGGTTTGTTTCCTCGTCCCCCACCACCTGCAGCTTAACGACTTCTTCTGGGGTTTTAGCGTATTTCTGGTGCAGCACCATAAACTCGTCGAGAGTGGCCGAAGTGCCATCGTCCAAAAAGGCGTATCGCAGCCCGTTTTCATGGTCGTAGTACGGCAAATTCAGAAAATTACCGACGTCGCCCCTGTCTAAATTAAGTTTTATTTGTTTTGGGAAAATCTCGCTCTCGCCGTAGCCTAGTGCAGCGGCCATCGACCGTAGTGCTTTCTGCATATCTCGGGCTTCAGTCCACGAAGTGGTGAAAAGGAAGCAGTGCGCCCCTCCCGATTTAGACCGACATACAACAAGGGGTAATTTCATGCGGCGGATTTTACCCACCAGCAATTTATGGTCTAAGGGGTACTGGTCGATATCGATGCAACCCCACTTACAATTGTTCTCTTCGTTTATAGGCACGATGCCGAGACCGTTGCCTGTGCCGGTTAAGTGGTCTTCCCAAAGCTTCGGTGTCTGAGGCTCGCGAAGAACTCCGGCTTTCCCTTGGGTTTTCCCGTTAGCCCCCGTTTTTTCTAGTTTAAAATAGCCGTGGGCTACTTTCAGACCTTCAAAGATAGACCTGAATTTTTCTAATGACATAGACTGCCCCCATACGGAAAAATAGGCGCGGCACAACGCCCCGCCTAGACACTAGACCACTTGACTAAAAAGGCACGTCGTCGTTATTTAAGTCATCGTCATCCGTATGTTTAACAACAACGGCACCACTCGTTATACTGTTGGCAAAAGCTTTTGCTCTACCGTACAGGCCAGCATCCGCAATGGCACTATCTACCGACATTTCCCAACCGTGCCACGAACCTTTTGAGTTTTCCTCAGAGATTGTTTTTAGGTGGTAAATGTGCGAAAAGCGTGGAGGGGTAAACGGCCCTTTTGATCCGTGCATCGAACGTGACGCCATGATGCTATTCCACTTCCGCGACTTTTTAAGCTGCGTAGATTTCATTGCAATCAAAGCTGTCTCAAACGCTCCGTCTTCCCCAACGAGGACGACGAAGTGCTGATGTGTTTCCTCAATATACTCCCCGCTACCGTCAGCAACATAGTCTTTGTTGTCATCGCTAGACCGAGCTGTTTCTGGACGCACCTCACCGGGTTCATAAATTGCAGTGGGGGCACCGCTCCCCATGCCGCGAGGTGCCCATTGGATGAATCTACGCTGATAAGCACAAGGGATAACTCGTATGCCTTCCTTACCTTTGTAAACTGCCCCGGTTACAGTATTGTAAATATCCCCCTTACGAGCCACTTCATTTTCGTCTAATATAGGGTCATTGCCTGAAAGAACTTTTAGGAAAGGAAGCGCTAAGTCTTCTTGTCCCATGTTTTCCATGCCCCGACCTGCATCGGCTTCAAACATGGATGGATCAAATTCCGCCATTGCGGTTGATTCTTGTTTTGCTACTTGTTTTGCTTGTGTCATTTTACTTTCCTCTCTTAATAACTGCACGTTGACCTACCCAAGCCCCAAATAACTCCATGGGGAATTCCTCTCCTGCCTCACATCTTTCTTTTACGAAAGCACGTAACGTTTGCGGGTGTATCTCGGTTTTCTGTTGTGGTAGAAACCCATGTGTTTCCGCGAACGTAGAAAAGGCGCTTGCTTGATCGTCCTCACCACGGCCAAATTGGCACGAGACAGTATTTTTAATAATGTCACCGTACTGATGGTCACGTAGCCACTCAAAAGCGGTTGGACGGTTTTGAACAAGTATGGAGGCTCCATACGTTTGTTTGACCTCAACGGTAGAACCGTCGTCGAGGGCAAAAGAAGATATACCGATTTCAGCAAGCATTGCAGGCATTTCTTCGTCAGTAAGCTTCTGAAGGTCTTTCTTGTATTCCTTGATAGTTTCCTCAAGGGCTTCAATCGTTACTTCTTTGTCTCTTATTTGGCGGGCCAACTCGGCTACCGTGGTAAGTCCTTGTTGGTCTATCTTCTCAACACTGGTTGCCTGCTTGTTTTCAAAGTCGGCCTCCATCATTTGGGTTAAATCTACACTCATAACTTCTCTCCTTCGTGGTTAAAGGCACCTTTTGGGCCTTGACAAAGGTAGATATTATCTTATATCCTACACATGTCAAGCGGTTTAAAAAAAAAATTAGATAATGTTATAAAGTTAGGGGGGGGGAGGGTAAAAATGAACAAAAAGGAAATTAGATTAAGAAAGATATCTCTAACTAAACTTTTAAGTGATTATTACAAGCTCTAAGTTTAATTTCTTTCCTTTTGTGCCTCCGTGACTTCTCGCCATACTACTGCGTAAGCTAAATCCAAAGGATAGTTATGCTTATCAACTAACCGCTTTACTCTTTTGTCAAATTCACTCATAGCTCACCCTTTTCTTCTGCTGTCAATGCTCGGCAATTATGCCAATCACTAATTTCGCACACATAAGGCGCTTTTGTACTATCCATTAATTTAAATTTATCAAACTTAACTTGGCCATAATCACGCCACACAGCCACAACCTGACCAACTCTAGGCACAAACTTAGGCGGGAAGGCTTGCTCTAATATTGCTTCGCCTATCAGCTCAACCTCGCATTTAGTCACCACTTCAGGGCATTCCATACATCTTATTACCTCTGCTAAATCTTCTCTTGTAATTGAATCAGTCATTATTACTCTCCCATTGATTAACTTCATATTGTTCTTTGCGTTCTTCGTAAGTCAGCTCGTCTTCGTCGTCTTCGTCGTCCCAAGCAGGGTTATATGCTAGTTTCCATTCGTCGTAGTCGCTCATTATTCAGCCTCGTCTATTGCATCACGCAAAGCAAATCGCGCCTTACCAATGCTTGATTCACTTAAATCATCTATTATATTAACGCTACTTCCGTTATGTCCAACTGGAGCCATTAAAGCAATCAACTCAATCAAATCTTCATGGTTAAAATCATAGATCGCTTCAGCGTGGATGTTTTCACCAAAGACAATATCTATCCTTGGAAGTGGTGGTGCGCCAAGTGGTCTTATAGTGTATTCATTCATTTTGCTACTCCGTGATTATTGTGAAAACCATATTTTCTGTTAGCTGACATTCGGGTCGCTACTGCGTCAAGTAAGCAATCTCCATAGTACAGGTGTTTATTTTTACCTAGAACCGTTATAGAAGACTTCCATTTGCCTCTAGCATCATGCCAGCTTACCCCATTAAATCCACTGGTGTTTCTGGAATCCATTGACCTATTAAGGTTATTCTCTCTGTGGCTTACAACCCTAAGATTACCAATAGAGTTGTTTAACTTATCGTGATCAATGTGATCTATCTCTCCATCAGGCCATTCGCCGTAAGCTTTTAGCCATACATAACGATGATAATACACCGCCTTACTTTCGTGCCAGATATGCATGTATCCAGTGTTTTTATGTAACCGTGGTTTACTCATTTTGTAATTCCTGTTTTAATTCTTAGTAAAGTATGCGCTCTATTAATCAGTATGTAAACTATTTATTTGCAATTAATTGCTTGCAATAATTAACAACTACTATACACTGCAAGAATGAAAATAGAAAAACAGACTAGGTCATTACTTAAACGAACAGGCTTAACGCCTGAATTTATAGCAAGTAAAACTAAATTAAAAATGAGGTGGATTTATGATTTTCGCAACGATGTATTGAATGATTACGGCATTAGAAAGGTGCAGCTATTAAATGACCATTTGAGAAAATCGGTTAAATGCGTAGCTTGCAACGGGCAATGTGAGCTCGTTATTTATTACGGTAAAGATGTGACTGGCGTTATTGAAGTGTGCAAGTCATGCGACGGAACAGGAGAGCAGATAAAGTGAGAAGCTTAAATAGTACTCGCGCTCATGCATTGGTCACTCAAGCCAGAAATAACGGCGACTTACCTATATTAGATGGAAGTATAGATTGCGTAGATTGTGGAAAACCAGCGCACAGTTATGATCATAGGGATTACATGAAGCCACTAGACGTTGATCCGGTTTGTCGTAAATGTAATGCAGAAAGAGGACCGGCTATAAATTGCAATAACCTGAATTAATTACCACAACAATTTGACGGTATTACGGGCGCAGCATTACGCTTAAACATCAGATTAGAATACCCAGAGGATTTAAAATGAAAGAATTGGAAAAAAATTGTTGGTATTGGTTTACCGACCCGCGAGAAGGTGATATCTGGTATCCAGTTTATGTTAGGTCTGATAGTAAATTGATGATTGATAACCAAGTTTTCCCTCAGGCAAGATTTAAAGCACTTACATTTGTAAAGGCTATAATGCCTGATTAACATCGATTACCCAGAGGATTTGAAATGAAAAGCATAGAAGTTAACAGTATATTAATTATAATTGGAGTTATAATTGGAACTATAATTATGCCAGCAATGCTAGATCCAACACCAGATTTAAAAATAGGAATTAGTATGGTAGCGGGTTCTTTTCTTACTGCCATAGCTTTGATAGTTTGGGATTAACACAACATTACCAGAGGAAACAAAATGAGTCCTTTAAAATTAATTATATTAATACATTATAGTTGGTCGGGAAACGATTATAACACGCTACATTCTCCAGTGCGGCAAGATGCTATATGTTATTTATTAAACAATGGTTATTTGATTAGTGATGATGATCTACATCGAACTTATAAGCCAACTCAAAAAGCGTTTTTTTATGTAGAAGCTCTTTGTAACTTACCCGAGCCAGAACAAACTTGGATAATCCCAGAGGTGTCAGAATGAAACAAACAAGAAAGGAAATGATTGCAGTTTTAGAGGCAGCGCAAGAAGGAAAAACGATTCAAGGAAAGCGCCATACAGCTGCTAACGCTGGCGAATTTTACACTTATGACAATGATCACCGGCCAATGTGGAATTTTGATGCGATTGAGTACAGAGTAAAGCCAGAGCCTAGAGTAATTTATAGAATTGATTATGAGTATGGAAGTATAGGATCAATGACTTATACAAACATAGATAATGCAAAGCGAGCGCAAAATTCCAATAAAGATATCATCACTACATTTATCGAGCAGCTTTAGCAGCGTAGCGGAGCTTGTCGGCGCAGCAACGGATATATCCAGCTTACTATCTAAGTCGTTTACGATTGAATCTGATGTTAAATACACAGAGGATTTGAAATGAAGGTTGTCTGGCAAGATGTGCGCGAGGATTACGCTCGCAAAGATGCCTAGATTTTAGAGCTGAAAGAAAAAAACGAGACTCCGCATAAACGGGTGCAAATGTTAATTAGTTTGCTGAGTTTTCAAAACGCTGCATATTATAACGATGAAATTAATGATTTGATTAGATGATTTCCTCATTGTGCGAGCTGTAACGGCTCGTACTTTTTTAATTAAAAGGGTGGTTTATGAGTAAAGACAAAATGGTTTCACAGCCCAAACACTATTCAGCCGGAGGGATCGAATGTATCGACGCAATGGTTGCAGCATTTGGTAGAGACAAAGTTAACGTCTATGCCGAGATAGCTGCGTTTAAATATATATGGCGAATGGATAATAAGAACGAAGACTCCACGCAGGATAAACAAAAATCCGTCTGGTACCTCCGGTACTCAATGGGCGATGACCCGAGGACTAAAGAATGAGTTTACAAATGTCAATATTCGCTAATAAAAACGAATGGGTTCCACCTTTAGAGCTGCCCGATATTACAGGAGCCGCTAAGATTGCCATCGATGTCGAAACACGCGACCCGAACCTAAAAGTGAACGGTCCCGGTTGGCCAACCGGCGACGGTGAAGTGGTGGGGTACGCTATCGCAGTCGATGGCTGGTCCTGCTATATCCCTATACGTCATTTCGGGGGCGGTAACCTCGACGAAAAGATCGTCAACCGATGGCTTCAAAAAATATTTGAGTGTCCGGCTGATAAGATCATGCACAACGCCCAGTATGATTTGGGTTGGATTAAACAAATGGGGTTCACGGTCAACGGACGTATCATCGATACCATGATCGTCGCCTCCTTGCTCGATGAAAACCGGTTCAGCTACAGCCTGAATGCGCTTTGTTACGACTTACTTAACAAAACAAAGTCTGAGAAGGCGTTAGTCGAAGCAGCTCGGGAGTTCGGTATCGATCCCAAAGCTGAAATGTGGAAGATGCCCGCTATGTATGTTGGACCATACGCTGAAGCTGACGCGGAGCTTACCCTTGAACTGTGGAATTACTTTTCCATTAAGATAGGCCAAGAGGATCTGTGGAACGTCGTCAACCTCGAGCTTGATCTGCTGCCATGTCTCGTCGACATGACTATGCGGGGCGTCCGGGTTGACGTCAACCGAGTTGAGCGTACTCGGGATAGCCTCCTTAAACGGGAACGGGAGGTCTTGAAGGAGTTGAAGCACGTCGCAGGCTCGGGCGTTGAAATCTGGGCGGCGCAGTCGCTCGCAAAGTCTTTCGACAACCTCGGAATCCAATATCCAAAGACTGAGAAAGGAGCACCTTCCTTTACCAAATTCTTTCTTCAAGAGCATAGTCACCCCGTCGCGAAGCTTATTGTCGAGGCTAGGAATCTGAATAAGACCTCCGGGACTTTCATCAATTCCATCATGAAGCACTGCCACGCTGATGGCCGAATTCATAGTCATGTTAATCAACTCCGTTCGGATGATGGGGGTACTGTGTCGGGCCGCATCTCAATGCGTAATCCAAATTTACAACAAATTCCAGCTCGCGATCCAATCTACGGGCCCATGATTCGCTCGTTGTTTCTACCTGAAGAAGGCGAGCAGTGGGCGGCCATTGACTTCTCGCAGCAAGAACCGCGCATCTTGGTCCATTATGCGCATGTATACGGTAAAACGCGAGGAATACCCCTAGAAGGCGCGGCTGATTTTGTTACGGCCTACAATGAGAAGCCAGAAACCGACTTCCATAACATGGTAGCCGAGATGGCGAGCTTACCAAGGAAGCAGGCGAAGACCATTAACTTGGGTTTGATCTACGGGATGGGGGTGAACAAGATGTCAGGAGAACTGGACATCTCGGTCGACGAAGCGAAGGTGCTGGTGAAGCAGTACCATGCCCGTGTGCCTTTTGTTAAGGGCTTGATGAGTGGTGTAATGAACCGACTCAATGACCGAACTTCAGGGGGTGCGCTGCGCTCACTCGAAGGCCGCAAGTGTCGCTTCGATATGTGGGAGCCAGACACGTTCGCCATGAATAAGGCACTACCCTACAAAGAAGCGGTTGATGCCTACGGACCTACGACCAGACTCAAGCGGGCGTTTACTTATAAAGCACTCAACAGGCTTATACAAGCATCTGCCGCAGACATGACGAAGCGAGCGATGGTCAATCTGTACAAAATGGGAAAACTCCCGATGTTACAAATCCATGACGAGCTGGCGATGTCGGTGAAGACCCGCGAAGAAGCTGAAGAGATCGCTCGGGTTATGGAGAGTGCCTTGCCTTTAGAGGTGCCTAACGTTTGCGATATAGAAATGGGACCTTCTTGGGGTGAAGCTAAAAAGCTTGACTAATTCTCAAACCCTGCTTCGGCGGGGTTTTTCTTGCAACCTTGTATATATTCTTATATTATCTTAGACTTTAGGGCCTCAAAGAGATAAAAATGGATACAACACGTTGGAAAAGCATCCTCGTTCCGCGAGAAGTTTATGTAGAGATAAAAGAACTGGCAAAAAAAGAAGGTCGAACCATCGGCGGTCAACTCCGCCTTGTTTTTGATGCGTATAAAGAAACTCAAGGGGTCAATAATGAAATTAGAAAACCCACAGCAAGGGGAAATACACAAAAGGCTCGTTAGAAACGAATGCCCCAAATGTAGTAAACCCCTCGAAGTAATCGAAAAAACGGTTGAAAATTTAGTGCGATGGTGCGAAAGCTGCCAGCTTACTATTGCCGACAAAACATCTAAAGCAGAGTTCCCCGAGGATGTATGCGATTAAGTGTTGCTTATCCTATACCCCGGTGTATAATGGACGTGAGAATGGCAACATGTTCTCCGTAGTTAAGACCCGCCCCGAGTTAGGTTGCCCCCGGCTCGGGGCATTTTTTTATAAGGAGAGTAATAATGGATAAGATTTTTGTTGATGGCCTCGTGGCCAAACAACCACGCGAAACAGCACCCGATTGGGTGAAGTGTAATCTCAGTATTAAACGAGAGGACCTTCTTGCGTGGCTCTCGACCCAAAACGAAGATTGGATCAACGTCCAAGTTTGCGAAAGCAAAGGCGGCAAATGGTATGCGGAGGTAGATACATGGAAGCCAGCAACGAACGCGTAAGCGATATCCGGTGGCCGTGGGCCGTATCACAGATCAACGAAGTGGTTAACCAAGCACTTACCCTGATCGAAAAAGATGATACTCTCAATACAGATGAAAAACGGAAAAGGCTTAATGACGTTGAAAAATCGTGGCAACGAATACTCCAAGGCTGAAGGTAAAGCCAATGACGACTTCTTCAATGCCGCCAAGATGATGGCGGCATTGTTAACGGAGTTTCATGCGCGGGACATGGACGCGGGACCGGCCATCGGTGGTGCACTCACACAGATCCTCGCCCACATTATTGAAGTATCTCCTGATGTTCCCTCCGCCTTGGGACTAATTTCTTCTTGCTTATCAAATGCCGCTTACCAAGCCAAATCACCAGACCACTTTATTCCAGACCCCGACCCAGAAGGGTTAATACACTAATAAACCCGAAGAAGGGGCAAATCAGAAAGGATCGTAACAAATGCAACCAACAATACTCAGAATCAACTTTTATTTTGAAGATATAACAGCTCAAGTATTTGTAATCGCGTTCATAGCGGCAATCGTTATCATTTATCAGGTTTGCAAGTGTATTGTTAATTATGTGAGTGTTAAGTAATGGATTTCTGGTTAATATTAGGAACCACGTTTATTTTAATAATCATAGGTTTTTTAACTCTGGCCTCGTGGGGCCTGAACTTCTATGGTAATGACGATGACGATGACGAGCATGAAGACTACAACGACAGGAGTGGGTAATGAAGTTTATAGCAATAGGATTAATCGGGTTTTTTATTTTAAGTTATATCGTTGAGCCTTGGGTGATTGAGACGATGTGCCGAGAATTAATTAAATGCTAATCAGGGGTAACAATGATTAATTTAATGCTAGGCGACTGCTTAGAGCGAATGAAAGAGATACCTGACGGCTCAATCGATATGATACTGACAGACCCACCATACGGCCAAACATCTTGCAAGTGGGACTCAGCTATTCCCTTTGAACCGATGTGGGAACAAATCTGGCGTATAACTAAACCAAAATGGAGTATGAAGTAAATCAAATTAACCATTGACCTGTTAGCACAAATCTATGTAATGTCATAAAGCAGCCGAGAAATAAAATGAATCACGATGAAATAATAGAAGTAGTGCAAGCACATAAGGATGGGAAGGTTATCCAGTTTGAATGGTTAACCGGCCCTATAGGGTGGATTTCTATAGATGATGATGAGCCAATTTGGGACTTCTCAACTTACCACTTCAGAGTCAAGCCAGAGCCTAAGCAGTGCTGGGTATACTTTAAACCTGACGGAAAGCCTGATCATGCAGTTGAAGTTAGCGGAAGAGATAAATCTTTAATGAGTGAGAATTACAGACTAATGACTGAGGCACTATGAAAAAAGCAAAGAACACTGGTAATCAGCACAATAAGCTTCCGCTTGATAAGGTAATTGGGGATTATTGGCGAATACGATGTACAGCAGCAGATAAATTAAAGTGGAAAGAAAAAGCTAGGTCGGCTGGATTAAGCGACTCAGACTGGACGCGATTAAAATTAAACAAGGACTAGATAATGAATAACGATAAACTAATAACCACTACACTAACTCCAACATGGTCAAATTCGACATTAATACGCTAATCAGGGGTAAGTAATGGATAAAACTATTTTAACAGAGCTTGAAGAAGCAATAAGAACTAAAAACGCATCTTGGATACGTGAGTTAGCAGTAATGATACAAAGAATTGCGGATGATTTGGAAAGGCAAGGAGCAAAGTAATGAGATACGGTAATATAGAATTTAGGTGGAGTGAGCAAAACCAAAGCCATGAACTTGTAAAATGGCAAGGAATTAGCTCGTGTTATGTAATAGCTTTTTTTGATAAAGGGAAAGAACATTACAATATGCGTACAATTGGCGAAAGGTTTTTTGAGGATGACGATGCTTGGCTGGTTGGTAAACATGCGCTTAGTTTTTTAAATCATTGTTTTGAAGATGAGATAAGTAATGAGTAAAACCCCATTCTTGCTAGAAGGCCCTGACGGGACGCTTACAGACCAATCGTGCGCCCACCTATGCCATTACTATGCCGCAGGAAATAAAGACCCTGAACAGTGGCTAGACGACGCCCTAGCCTATGAAGACACCATTAAGCTAGGTTGGAAAATGGGTGCGCCTAGGTCAACAATCACAACCGCACTAATCACGGACCGCGACCTATGGAAAAGCGCTATCTTTAAATGGGAAGACCGAATGAACTACTTTGAAAAGCAGTGACCCACCCACCAACTGCAAGGGGGTGAGGTAGAGGAGCCTCGGGTGGAACAGATCAGCAAGTGGGTCCGAGACAGTATAGCGGGTCTACGGACCACTGAACAGGAGAAACGGTGGGCCGAGTATGGTGCAAAGGTCACGGAAGCTTGCCCAGCAAAGTATCCCGTGTTAATATTTATAATAATTAATGCAGGAGATACCCCATGGAAAACTGGAAAGACGAGCAGCTCAACACTCTCGAAAATGCCGTCGCGAAATACTTCCGTATAATGAATGCCTCAAAACGCGAATCACTCACCGATAAACACGTCCAACACAACATAATCGAATTTATAAAAAACAACCACGACGTCACAGTATCCATCGGATGGCTCGCAAAAATCTTCTACGAAGGAGCACCTGCCATACAAGGAGGATCGTGGCTCGCGGTACAAAGCTTCATAAACACAATGCACGACCCGCGGATCATGGACCACGCGTTACAGGAAAGACGCCGTATGTGTATATAGGAGCTGAGAAAAAAAATAAAGTTTTTTGTCCACGGGGCCGTAACCGGTGTAACGGTGTAACTTTGGTTAATTAGCCCAGTGTATATAAGGGTTTCAGAGGTGACACAAGTGAAAAACAAATTTGTAACGTAACCAGTGTTTATGTAACCTTAAATGGCAAAAGTGCCTTATGGGGGTCTGGAAGTTTTTTTTTAAAAAAAATATTCTGGAGTTCTATATACAGATAAGCGGTTTAGTATTAAACTATCTTTTTATAACTGGATAACAAAAATGGCTGCCAAGATCACCTCAAAAACCATCCCCGCTGTTGTCAAGAAGCAGCGTGGACGGCCCCGCGCTACAGCCGCGCAGCAACTAACTCGTAAACAAGAACTATTCGTAAAAGAGCTAGTTTCAAAAGACGGTCAGATAACTATGCGAGAAGCAGCCGTTAATGCCGGCTACCCTGTCAGCTCCGCCCATACACGAGCTTACGAACTCACCAATCAACATATAAGTCCACACGTTGTTAATGCTATCAGGGCTTATCGCCAAGAGCTGGACGAAAAGTTTGGCGTAACATACCAGCGACACTTGCGTGATTTGCAAACTATCCGAGACTTGGCCCTAAATAATGGGGCTTATTCCGCAGCCGTTCAAGCTGAGTACCGACGTGGTCAAGCACAGGGCGATATCTACGTTAGTAAAAGCGAAATCAGAACGGGTAGTATTGATTCTATGAGCAAAGATGAGGTCATGCTGGCCTTACAGGAGATTAAACACAATTATGCCCCGATTACTATCGACATTACTCCCAAAGGAGAACGCAATACCCAGAACCGCGACAAAGCGAGAAGCCGACTTATGGAAGCTGATGAAGGCGGGGATGTCGCAGAATTCGAGGACGTGGAAGGCAACGCGGATTGAAACGTGGGCTATGCCCGGTATTCCGGACGTTTTGGTTTGTGATGACGCCGGACACTTTCATTTTGTCGAGCTAAAGGTTACCACCGCCAAAGTTGTTGATCTTCGACCCCACCAAGTTGCATGGTTAACCAATCATAGTATTGCAAGCGTTTGGGTCTTGGTGCGCAAAGCGGCTACTAAAACCCAGCCGCAAAAGATTTACTTGTATCATGGGAGGGAAGCGATGGACTTAAAAATGTCCGGTTTAAAGGTGGAACCTCTTTATTATTGTGAAGGGAATTTTGACTGGGACACTATTATGGGGTTGATCTCTCCTATATAATCGCATACCATTGTGTGGTCTTAACTTAACTACGACATGAGGTCATAAAATGAAAACAGTATTGCACGTTAACCAGCACCATATAAAAGCCAACGCTAAAGGTGCGGACCTTCCGGTGTTGACAGTAAAAGATTATACGCAGAACCGAAAATGTAATGAGGCGTGGATTAAAGACGCTGAAGGGGTCGTCATTGCCAAGCTTGTGTACCGTCCAAACAAACCGCTTTCTTGTGGGGCTAAAGTTTGGCTGGAAACAGAGCTAACCGTAGAAACAATAGGAGTTTAGAGATGTTTTTTCTTTTTAAGTGGTTTGCGAAATTAAAATATGGTTCCGAAGCTTTAGAAGATTTTGAAGAGAAGCAGCGGCGAACCAAACCCCAACGGCGACCAAAACAACTGATAAGACGACGTAAGAAATAAAACACTAGCCCGCCCTTGAGCGGGTTTTTTATTGCCCTGCAATAAAGATTATTTAAAAAAGTAAAATATTAGCTTGCAAGGTATGCAACTTTCTGCGATATTATAGAGGTGGCGCAATTAAGTGCCCCATCTACGGAGTCATAGGTTATGTCTACATATCAAACGAACGCTTTAGCCCATGGTATCGGAAACTCGGCTGTTTCCTCGAATTGGTTCAGTCGGCCTGACGATCAAAAGTTTTTAACCCTCGACGATATGCTCGCCTATAAGAAGATAGACGCGCAGCGAATGACCTCTCGCACTGTTGACACTCATAAGATAAAAATCATAGGCGAGTTTGACGAAGTCAACCCCAGCCGTGGTGATATCCGTGTCGAGTACGTCGACGATAATTACCGCGAGCACAACAACACCCCCACCAATTGGTCGTTTGGCCAACTGTCCCAGCTTGCCGGGGCACCTTCTGGTTACTTGCGAGACCTTCCGGCACCTATCGCGGCGGACTGTTTGCAGTGGGGTTTGAAATATAACCGGGGCAAGGAGCTAATCAAAGTCTACGGTAACCAAACCGACGGCGGCGAGTTAAGAGCTGCAACCGGTCCTGACTATGGCCGTATTTATGATTGGGAGATCCTCGAGCCTGTCAAGCAATTGGTGGATGCAAGCGGCGGACGTTGGAAAGTTCCCGGTATGATGACAGGAAGCCGTGACGGCATGGCCGTCTATGATCCCGAAATCCCCGTGACGAATGACACCACCACGTTGTTTGCAAGTGACCGGGACGTGTTCGTCTTTTTAGTGGATGACCGCAACCCCATCGAAGTTGGAAAGCTTGCCAACGGCGAGCCGGATCTAATGTTTCGCGGCTTCTATGCTTGGAATTCCGAAACGGGTAGTAAGACGGCGGGTATAGCCGCAATGTACCTGCGCGGTGTTTGTATGAATCGAAACCTTTGGGGGGTCGAAAATTTTAGCGAAATTAAAATACGGCATACTAAATTCGCGCCGGATCGTTTCGCGCAGGAAGCCAGACCGGCACTACAATCGTTCGCCAACGGTTCGACCTCTACTTTTGTCGAGGGTGTACTTGCTGCCAAAGCTGCCAAGATTGCAAAGGATGATGCAGGCCGTTTTGACTTTTTAGTTAACCGAGCTGGATTGTCTGGACGCATGGCGAAAGCTGCCAACGCTCGCCACCTTGCAGAAGAGGGCCGCCCGGTCGAAACTGTTTGGGATGCTGCGCAGGCAATCACTGCAGTTGCCCGGGATATACCGCACCAAGATGCGCGTATAGATATGGAACGCAAAGCCGGTGCGCTATTGGATAAGGTGACAGCGTGATTATTTTAAGCACTAAGCAGCGCAAAGCCTTACACCGCAAGTGGGTCCAAAACAATCAGGGGCTGACTTATCAGGCATTCCGCCGCACTGTTTTGCCCGGGTGTGATTGCGTTATGGTGCGCTGGTCTGGTATGTGGCTAGGTATTGAGCTGGACGGATATACCCACAGTTAAAG